AAATTTACTGAAAAACCCTACTAAGGCTAATTTCACACCCGAAGGCACCGAGGACAATGTAGACACTTACTTTCCCAGCAATGTACTTTTACTCTCGGGAAATGAATTTGTCGATAGAAGCACAAGGGGCTTAACCGTAAACAATACAAACGTCACAATCAACACATCTGTTTACAGGTTTGGTACGGGTAGCTTCTCTTTTAATGGAACAAGCGCATTGTTGACTGTGGGTGTAGCTGACAACAACAACGTCACTGCTCCGTTTTACTTTGGCACAGATGATCTTACTTTAGAGTTTTTGGTTTATCCGCTTAGGAACAATGTAAGTCAAACCCTGATTGACTTTGGGGCTACGTCTGAATCTGCCCCGTTCGCGCTCATTCTTGACGCAAATGGAAGGCTAGCGCTAGCCAGGAATCGCAGCACAAGCGGACAAACCATAGATGCCACCAGTGCTCGGACGATCCCAGTAAACGCTTTCACTAAGATCACTATGACCATAACCAGGGGTATGGCAAGAGTATATATTGACGAGTCTATCGAACCAAGCCTAACTATTTCGTTTAGCGGAAGGTTCATGATTTCCGGGTATAACAGACCAATCATGGGTCGCGGTGGGTTTACGGGGGCAACCGATTTTTTCCAGGGATACATGCAGCAGATTAGGATAACTAAACCTGTTTCCAGGTACGGGCTGCTATCAGCGCTGAGGCCGCAGACTCGCGCATTCAGCATTGTGAACCTTGGCTCCCTGCCACCGGATACCCTTGTGTATTCTCCTGCTGCTGCGGAAACAGAATTCTTTTTTGCGGACCGATCTAATTCTATTAAGCTGGGCCCCAGTTCTTCTATTCAGAAACCAGTCTATGTAACCAGAAGATCAAAGAACGACATCGTTACCGATCGAAGGGCAGGCCTGGGCTCCTACAATGCGGGCCAGGTGAACCCGTCTTACTATATTTATCGATTGCAAAAGGCAGCTGAGACGGGGGTTACGGCCTACACATTCCAGACCTGTGAGTTCAGGGCATGGGTCGCACGGCCGGGCTACCCAGAGGAGCTGGATAGGATCCGAGGGAAAAAACTGCTCTTATGTCTTTGGGCAAGGTCTGCTAGAAAAAACTCGGTTTCTCTTTTCACGCAGTTCTACGCCGGAACAAGCGGCAACAATTTCAAGGTTGAAGGGGGCTTTCACACTAAGTTCAACGTGCCTCCATTCTGGAGAAAATATACATTCGCCATTGAGGCACCAGACCTAGACCTGACACTTGTCGATCCATATACTTCCAATGCCTTATTGAAGTTCTACCTCGACGACAAGTCACAGACCTATGACCTGGAATTCGGGGCGATGTTTTTGTACGAAGATGATGGGAAGTTTGGGTTCACTTCGGGGGCGACGGATCAGTGATTATCCGCCGCACCATCCTTCGCCAAGCGTTCGTCGCACAGCTTTGCGATGCAACAATTGCCGAAGAGCGCGTGTACTCCGGCCGGCTCATGCCGATCAATGACGAGGAGGATGAGCCGACACTTCCCGCCATCGTCGTGCACACCCGCGAGCCGGAGCAGATCATCGACCGCTCCACCTCCGGCTTCGATGGCTTTGAGCGTCGTCGCTCCATCGTCTCCGTGGTCTGCATCGCGCAGTCCTACGACGATTTAGACGAAGATCTCGACACCATGGCCCAGCAGGTGGAGGCCGCCCTTCAGGCCTGGATCATCCCTGGCTTCGAGTCGGCCGACGCCATGCTCATGGACACCAGCTCCGAGCCGCCAGACTTCGACGGCAGCCTCACCACCAATGCCACCACTCTCCGCTACGCGGTCGAGTACAACACTCCTTACCGCGCCTGCAGCAATCCTTACGTGATCAGCGCCGGCTCCCTGGAGCAGTCCGGTGCCTACCCTGGCGGGCAGGTCACTCCCGGCTGTCCAGCCGACAGCATCGGCACCGTCTGCCCCATCGGCGGCGCGACAATCATCGTCAACGGCACCCCGGATCCCACACCATGATGGCCACCACCCGCCGCCGCAAGGCACCACCACCGCCGCCCCTCGACCTTTCCCCCGAGGCATTGGAAGCTTTCATCGGCACCACCATCGATGCCGACCGGTCCAGTCCCGCCCTGGAGCGTGCGACCGCCGCGGCCGAGGCCTTCATCGGCCATTCCATCCCCGACCCATGTCCGCATGCTCTGCGCCAAGGGATCTTCCTGTTTGCCTCCCAGCTGCTGATGCTGCCTGACGGCAGCCCCGCTGCTGAGCCCTCCCTCGTCACTCGCGCCATGTGGCAGGCCCATGTTTCAACTCCAGCGGGATGACCAGATCACCAGCGGTGTCGGGGGCCGAGAGGCCACTGATCACGCGCGCCGGCTGAGCAACGTCGCCCGCTACGGCACCGTGGCGGAGGCGGACTACAGCGGCGAGACGGCCGGCTTCCCGGCCATCCGCGTCTCCCTCCAGGATGGCGCGATCCTCACCGACTGGCTGCCCTGGTTCAGCCCCCGCGCGGGCAATGACCGGGTGTGGGATCCGCCGGAGGTGGGCGAGGTGGTGATGCTCCTGGCCCCGTCGGGCGAAATCAGCAACGGCGTCGCTATCCCCGGCCTGTTCAGCGATGGCAACGCGAACGGCGACCGCGCGGGCCTCCACCGCCGCACCTACGACGACGGCACGGTGGTGGAATACGACCGCGAGAACCACACTTTCATGGTCGACGCCAGCGCCAGCAACTCCCAGGTGGTGTTCAAGGCGAAGCGGATCAGGCTTAGCACCGCCGAGATCAGCGTGGGTGCGGAGGCCAGTGGCGACGACCTGCCGGAGGCGACCATCAAGGTGAAGCGCCTGCTGGTCGAGGCTGAGGAGTTCATCAAGCTGTCCGCCCCGCAGCTGCAACTCAACCCGGAGGCCTGATGCCAGCCGTCATCCGCATCGGGGATCCAGGCAGCCATGGCGGCGCGGTCGCCACCGGCAGTCCAGACACGACCGCGAACGGCATTGGTGTCGCCCGCGTAGGTGACACCTACAACTGCCCGATTCACGGGCCCAACGCCATTGTCACCGGCAGCACAGACACCACTGCCAACGGCCAGGCCGTCGCGCGCGTGGGGGATCAGACTGCATGTGGTGCCACCCTCCAGGGCGGCAGTCCTGACGTGGAGGTGAACTGATGGCCGGCATGAGCCGCACCACTGGCGCAGCGCTGGAAGGCTTCGACCACCTGAAGCAGTCGATCGCCGACATCCTCTCCACCCCCCTGGGGACGCGGGTGCATCGGCGCAACTACGGCTCACGCCTCATGGGCCTGGTCGATCGACCCATCAACCAGTTCCTTGTTGCTGACATGGTGGCCGCAGCAGCCGAGGCGCTTGACCGCTGGGAGCCGCGGCTGAAGGTGGAGCGCCTCACGATCGACAGGGTGACGGCCGATGGGCAGATCGAGCTCAGCCTGTCTGGCTACTATCTGATCAACGGCCAGCAGGTCACGTTCGAGGGGTTGGTGCTCTGATGGCCACGATCGACTTCTCGACCATCCCTGATCCGGAGATCATCGAGCCGCTCGATTTTGAAACAATCCTGCAGGAGATGCTGGCGGACCTGCAGGCCCGCGACCCCAGCTACATCGAGATCCTGGAGAGCGATCCAGGGGTAAAGATCCTGGAGGTGGCGGCGGCCCGTGAGTTGATCCTCAGGCAGCGTGTGAACGATGCGCTGCGCGCCACCCTGCTGCGTTATGCGGCCGGCCCCGATCTTGACAACCTCGCCGCCTTCTACGGCGTCACCCGCCTGGCGGGCGAAACTGATGCGGCGCTGCAGAGCAGGACGATCGACCGGATCATGGGCAGCAGCTCAGCCGGCGGCGCGTTCTGGTATCGCTACCACGCGTTGTCCGCTGACCCGGATGTGCGCGACGTGTCGGTGAGCTCCCCCGCCCCCGGCGAGGTGCTGGTGGCGGTGCTGAGCAATACCGGCACGGGGCTGGCAAGCGCCGTGCTGCTCGGGGCAGTGGACTCGGTGCTGCAGAGCGACAGCGTGCGGGTGGTCACGGACACCGTTCTGGTGACAAGCGCGGCGATCACCCCGGTGCTGGTGACGGCCTCGATCTACTTGCTGCCCAGCACGCCGACGACAGTGTTCGATGGTCTGGCCTCGACGCTCGCCGAGGCATTCACCGCACAGTCGGGCCTCGGCTGGAACGTCACCCGCTCCTGGCTCATCGCCACCCTTCACGCGGCCGGTGTGCAGCGTGTGGAGCTCTCCGCACCGGCGGCGGATGTGATCTGCACCCCGATCACCGCCCCTGCCCTGGGTGCGGTGTCGCTCACTTTCGCGGGCGTTGATCGATGACGGCGAGCCGCTACGACCTACTGCCGCCCAATGCAACCACGCTGGAACGCAACCTGTCGCGGGTCACTTCCAGCCTGGTGCGCGCCGGGGCCCCGGTGCCCACCATCCGCACCGCCAAGCGGACGGACATTCCAGACAGCGTGGTGCCGTGGCTGGTATTCGAGTACGGTCTGGCCGAAATTTTGCCGTACCTGAGCAATCAGCGAGAGGCAAGCGAGGGTGGTGTGCAGTGGCAGCGGATTCGTGGTACCCCCGCCGCGATTCTCCAGGGGCTCGGCTGGCTGAACCTCAATGGCGAGATCGATGAATCCGAGGGCGGTTCGTATCGCTGGGCAGAGTTCCAGATCGGCATTGATGCACCGACGAGCGGCGAGGCGATCATCAGCCAGATCACGGCGGTGGCACGGCTCAGCGCTCCGGTGCGATCACGGCTGCAGCGGATCTACTCGGTCTATGACTTCCGCCGCTTCCTGCTGGACGACAGCCTGCTGTCTGATGGCGCGATTCTCAGCGATCACAGCGGCGTGCGGCCGCGGCCGGACTGGCCGCAGATCAGCTTTGGCGACTACCGCAGCAGCAGTGTCAGCGCTGATTTCACGGTCATCAGCGGCGACCTATCGGTGATCGGCATTCAGGTGGTCAACTCCAACTGCTTCATCTTGGATCACAGCCTGATAGATGAGGGATGGCACGTGTTGAATGGCGACGGCGTGCGGACCGACTACCTGCCGACAACCGCCAGCCGGTTCGATGCCAGCACCAACTGGTCCGATCAGCTTGCCTGGGGTGACTTCACGTGGGAGGGAGTCGGCTACTTGGTGAGCAGCAAGATCACCACGACAACCTGAGTAGAATCCGAGGGAGGGGCAAGGCGCGATGGCTGCTGTTCTAACACTGAGCGGGCGAACCGCCATCGCCACGGCGATCAAGGCACGGACCGCTCACATGGCCTGGGGCAGCGGCAACACCGTTTGGGGCTCCACTCCGCCGCAACCTGCCGTGAGCGACACCGCCCTAGTGGCGGATGTGGGCCGCCGCAAGGCCAGCCAGGTCGAGTACGTGGTTCCCGATGCCAACGGCGCCATCGAAACGCCGCAAGGCAAGTACAGCATCAGCGTCACTCCCACTGTGGCGCTCTACTTCAAGTTCTTTTTTGACTTTGGCGATGGCGTCGGATCAACGATCCGTGAGCGCGCCATCTTCATAGACACGGTGGCTGCCACCGGTGTGCCTGTAGGTCAGATGTACCTCCAACCGAGTGAGGTGCAGAGCCCTGGCACGCTGCTGGTGATCGAGCGCAATGCGCCGATCGTCCGCGAGGTCACCACCCGCCAGCTTTTTGAGTTCGTCGTGACATTCTGAGGCCATGACTCTTCCCGGCTACCACAACCGCTTCGACGCCGCAGATCGTTACGACGAGCTGCTGTTCCGCGCTGGCAAGGGACTCCAGTCTGCCGAGTTTAACGAGACCCAGAGCATCTTCATCGACCGGCTGAAACGCATCGCCGATGCGGTCTTCACCGATGGCGCGGTGATCGAGGGCATTCCCCCGGTTATCAACCTCACCACCGGATCCACCACCTGTCCCGCGAGCAAGGTCTACTTGCGGGCTGCGGTGCGATCGGTGCCGACTCGAACCTTCACCATCTCCCTTACCGGGCTGGTGCGCATCGGCATCTTCCTCCTCGAGGAGGAGATCACCGAGCTGCAAGATCCTGATCTGCGCGATCCCGCCGCCGGCACCCGGAACTACACCGAGCCTGGCGCTGGCCGCCTTCGCGTCACCCCCACCTGGGGCCACAGCGGCGAGTCCCTCGCGGGCGAGTTCTACCCCGTTTACGTGGTGATTGACGGCTCGATGCTGAACCAGCAAGGGGCAGCAGGCGACAGCGCGTTCATGGAGGCCCTGGCCCGGTACGACCGGGAGAGCAACGGCAACTACATCGTCGATGGGCTGAGCGTCCGCCCGGCTGGCTACTCCCTCGGCGTCAACACCCTCAGCATCCGCGAGGGCGTTGGCAACATCTTCGGCCACAAGGTCGACAAGCCCACCGCGAGCCGCCTCACCTACAACGAGGATCCGGACCTGGATGTGGTGACCTCTGAGCCTGACGTGTTCACCGGCACCACTG